CCCGTTAAACTAAGTTGCCTTAGTGTGAACAAGAGCAATCCAGTTAGTCGCCGATTGACGAACACATTGAATTGCCTGAGCTGTTGTTGCAGTAACTCCAGCTCCAGCAGTTCCACCGTTCAAAGTAGCCGTAGCACTGTGAGGGTAAACTTTAAGAGAGTTAGTTGCCTGAGCATTTGAAACGGTAACGATAGAGCCAATTGGAGCATCTGGAAGTTTAACTCCAGTGCTCGCTGCTACAGTAGTTACGTTGTTTACAAATGCAGTTAAAGCAGTTGCATCAGCAACAGTTGTTCCAGCAGCTGTAATTGTTCCAACAGAGCTAAGATTTACAGCAGATGATACAGTTTGTGTATCCAGCTTTAATGCTTGCTCTGGCGGCAACCCCAAACCAATCAAATCTGTAAGAAGTGACATAGTTTTTCCTTATAAAGCGCGGGTGCTATACAAGCCACCCGCTAATTGGTTACGCATTCACGCTGAGATAACCGAAGGAGCGAAGCTCAACCGATCCAGCAGCAGCAGTTGCAGCAGTTGGAGATACGTTCTGTATCTTAACTGTTGAAGCTGAAGTGTTTGATACTTGGCCAGCAGTAGCAGTTGTGTAAACAATCGAAGCGATTGTTACAGCAGCCGATACGTTGCCCTTAATACCAGTTCCAACTCCACCGCCAGCAGGTCCACCAATCCACACCCAACCAGACTCACCGTTTGCAAATGCAATCTGAGCCACACCAACATACTGAGCAGTAGTTGAAGCGTTGGTTGTTGTAAGCGGTGCCGCAGTAAATGTGCTCGAAATAAGCACAAAATCATACTGAGAAATTGCCGCAGATGCTGTGACGTAGACATACTCACCATGAATATCAGTACCAAGGTCCCCGAGCTTATGCTCTGGAATAGGCGTGGTGCTGGTCCATGTCTTTTTAATATTTAATCCAAATGATCCTGAACGTGCCATTTTATGTTCCTCCTACTAATTAAGCGTAAATAACAGCTTGAAGAGCTGGAGCAGCACAACAGAGATTGCCTTCTACGATAAGTACCGTGAAGAAAGCATCCTGATCTACTGGACGAGCCATATCTGGAGCGAGTGGCTTAAAGTCAGCCCCACGAACCATATCAAACGACCAATACTTAGTATTGAGAAGTCGGATTGAGTTCGTCTCAAGCACTGAAGATCCGAATCCACCGTCGAATACGAAATCGCATCCGTCATAGCTCAATGAACGAAATCCAGCGGTAGCTTTCTTTGCAGGAAGAGCAATACGCTGAATAGCTGTGAGAGAGCTATGGAGGAACTTCCAAGAGGTACGGTCACAGAGTGCAAGATCAGGCATCTCATCACCACGAGTTACCTGGCTGATTGCATCCGTTATTTGCTCCTGAACGTTAGCAGCAGTAAGGGTTACGTTAACCGCAAGGTTACGTGCCCAAGTGTTGCTGGTACGATCAATCTGTCCGTATGTTCCTGAAGCTGGTGAAGTCGAAACGGCTTTCTTAAGACCATCAAACTCAAGTCCACCGCTTCCAGTTCCATCGCCGCGAAGCGAGGTAGAAACAGTATTCTTAAGACGGCTGATAGCAGCTTTCATCTTCATTTCAGCGAGATCAAGCAACATAGCCTGATCACGGTTAGCACGACGATCACGTCCGCTGATTGCTACTGGCTCATAAGCCTGCTTGATAGCAAATCGGAATGCAGTTGCATCATCAATTGCATCAAGGTTAAACGCAGAAAATCCAGCGTAGAAACCACCAATAGCCGCATCATTGTACATGATTGGCTTACGAAGCTCATATCCACCAGAGAACTTACGGATAAGTCCTTGTGCATCAAGAGCTTTCAAAAGTGGGTTATGATGAAGTACTTCATCTGCGATCTGATCGCTTTGATCAAACAAGGTCGCTACAATTGCTTCCTCTAAATTTGGCATTTTAGTTGTCCTTAAAGTTTTTTCTTACAGGACAACCAAACTAGCTTCTAGCTAATCACCGCCAAATCGACGACGAAGGTTATCCCGTAAATCTTTTGATACTACCTTTGGAGTCCCACTACCTGCGGACCCAGAGATTGAGCGAGAAGCGGACTTAGCCCTTTGGACTGCCGCTTGTTTTTGATCCATCACCACCTTTGCAGTCATTGCTTGATTAAGACTGGAAAAGGCCGGGTTGCCAGCTACTACATAGTTATAGGCCGTTTCTAGTATCTCCTCTGGAGAGCTGTACTTGCCTGTACCTGTTAAAGCACTCACTATTGGAGCCATCTCAGCTTCTAACTGCGAAGCTGTTTCAGGGTCTCTAAAGAGAGGCTTGGCTGACATGAACGATTCTACAACCCGCTCATTATAATAGGCAACTGCGTTTTGTTGCTGTTGCTGCTGATAGGACTGAAACTTCTCCTCAGCAATTCGTTCAGCTTCCTCTCTTGTTAGATAGTTTTGCTGAGGTTGCTGAGGTTGAGAAATCCCTTGTTGCAATGCTTGCTGCTGACTGGCAGTTAAATCCCCAAGAGTTAGCCCATAGGAATCAAGCCATTCTAACGCTGTTTGAACAGGGTTGTTCTGCATGGCCCTATCCCAAGCAACTGAGCGTTTAGCTATGTCACCTAGGGAAATGCCTTGCCGAGCATAATCGTTTTCATATTCTTTGATAGTATCAACAATGCTAGAGGTTTGCTTTTTAAGCTGCTCAACCTCAACCATGTGGCGCTGATGATCGCTTCTAAGCTCATACGCTCTACGATTCATGTACTGCTGAAGCACATGAGCATTGGCAGGCGTGGGGTTTAAAAATGCCTCTTTTTCAGCCTTATTCATATCGGCTGGAGGAACTACTGGGATTCTTTCCACCTCTGGAGCAGCTTCAACTACTTCTGGTGTTTCAGTAGGCTTGTCTGTTTCAGGGTTATTATGCTCTGGAGCGTCGCTAACGATCTTATCGTCTTCAGCCTTAAAATTACGGCCAAGAGCATCACGCATACTGAGCTTTTCCTGCTCCCCACGCTCTGCAACTATCTCAGTATCCTCTGAAGTTAAGTCCTGAACTTCCTCTGTGTATGTCTCTACGTTATCCATTTAGTCTATCCTTTACCTGTCTCATAAAATTAGACACGATCTGTCGTTCACGCTTTTCAGCATCTCGTCCAGGATCGTATCCACGGTCAAATTCAGTACCTACTTCTTCGGCACCAGCAGCTCTATATGCTGCTCTTAACTTACTTTTGCTTGTGTAAATTTCTTTAGGGTTGAGTGGATTTCTAGTTGGTGGCATCTCATCATGAATAAAGCAATGCGCTGCGTTCGCATGAACACGCACCATCACTTCTTCAACTGGGACTACTTTCTCTTGTACTGCGCACCACTGATAAAGTTTATATTTGCTCATCCAATAGTCTGTGTAGGTTTAGCAATCACAATAGTCGGCTGTGCTTGGGTCAAACTTTCTTGAACTTGCCTATTAGCCTCAAGACTTACTCTTGCTTGCTCAATAGTTTGTTCCTGAGCTAGTCGCTGCTCTTCCATTAACTTCTCTTGCTGTGACAAACGGAATTGCATCTGTTTAGCATCAAGTTCCTGAACTTTTAACAGTCCTTGCAGCCTATTATTCTCTGCTGTGATATCGTTTTTAACTTGCGCTCCTTCGGTCATCGCTTGAACTTTTAGCATATCAACCTGAACAGCGTTAGCTTTGATTTGAAGCTCTTGCTGCTTCAATGCCAACTCTTGCTCAGCTACATACTGCTCTAATTGTGCTTTTTGTATCTGAATGTTGCCCGTAAGCTGCTCACGCTGCATTTTCATTTGCTGCTCTTGAGAAGCCAAAATGTTCTTTTCATGCCCATCTTGAGCCTGAATCTGAGTAGCTTGAATCCTTGCTTGAGACTCCATTTGTGCAATTTGCAAGCGAACCTGCATATCTTGCATAGCAGGATCTGGAGGAGGTGGTTGTTTAGCTGCTTCTTCCTTAGCCTTAGCAATCTCACCAATCTGGTTGAGTGCTTTGGTAAAGATGCCGTCTAACTCTTTGCCAGACTTGAATCGCTTGATTACGTTCTGGAATAGCTCAATAGAGAACCCAAGCAAAGGAGGATACTGTTCGATAAGTGAACGCATCTGGTTAAAGAACTCACCAGCCGTTGACATCAGCTGGGCGCCCTCTTGCTGTTCTTGTGCTTGGTCAATAGCAACCATGCTATCGGATGCAATCTTGATGCGGTAATTGATTCTTTCTTCATCACGAAGAAGCCCAAGGATTTGCTCCTTGTACATTGCGATCTGCATCTCAATAGGTGGGCCCATTGGCATAGGTGGTGGTGCCATACCCATATCACTTGGTGGCATACCCTCTTGACTAGGTTGCGGCATTGGTGGAGCTGGTAGCTCTGGAGGAGGTGGCAATACAGCCGCAATCATCCTATCAGCATCGCCAACATCAAAGATTGTCTCTGGGTCAAACTGCTCTGCAATAATTGTGCCAAGTTTAGCAATCGCATCAGAGACGAACTTGCAGAACATGTTTTGTCGCACGACAAGACCAAGGGATGACCACTGCGACTCCAGTCTATTAGCTGTAGCCGACTTATATTGCTCTGATGTTCCACGAAGGAGATCAGATACTTTGAGGGTTTCGTATAGTTGTTGGAGTGCTGATTGCCTAGCTGACTGTAGCTGCTGTAACGCATTAACGTATGGAGTTATATCCATAAACTCAATGCCAGATTGTAACCCACCACGGCTCTTATAGGACGGCCAGTTCATAACTGGTACCATCTTTAGGTCGCCAATCATGAGCTGCTCAACCTGTAGGCCAAGTGAAGCGTCATAGAGAGCGTTAGTACGGATAGTTTGAGTTACGGCATGGATACGAGTTGTGAGCCGCTCAATTTCAAGGATCTGGTCTTTAACATGTGCATAGTCAGACACTGGAAGAACTGAATCAGGATCAGCGGACTGAGCAATTACAGAGCAAGGATAAAACCCTTCAAAGTCGATAGGTGGTTCTGATTCATGGATAATAAACTCTTCAGCAGACTTGTGACCCCAGTAAACCTTCTCTGTTTCTTCGCACCAAATCTCGTATACTTCAGCTTTGCCCTCGTACTTGTCGGAATCCTTATTCCAGTCCTTAATCGCTTTATCTGGAAATGAATCAAAGTGCATCTTATCTGCAATTTCTGTGCCAAATAACTGCTCTGCTTGTGGTCGTGTAAGGTATGCACGACGGGACCGCCATTCTACTTCTGTTTCGTTTCTAGCATCAGAGCAGTGGTAATCGTTGTATTGAACAACGTCTAGGCAAGCATCATCACTCTCTTTCTTCTCAATCTTAACCTTAGCAAGGATAAGACCACCAGGACCTTCACGCTGTGAGATAATCTCTTGTGTGAATGGCTGTCCTTGGTCGTCCAATAACGCGCCATCCGACGACGGGAAGAGAGCGATTTCCATTTCCTCTTCCTCAATCTCTGCTTCATATCGTGCCCAAAGAACAGCACGACCAGTAAGAAGGAATTGCAACGCTGCGTTATATCCAACGTTATCAAATGGGAACTCACAGTCCATAACGTATTGAATGTTACGCTCAAGGATAACAGCGGATAGTTCTTCAAGTGTGCCGCCAGTACGCTTACGAAGGCTTACTTCTGCTTTTGGTGTGGAAGAATAATAAGCAGGTAGGAGAGTATTAACACAATACCACCAAACATTAAGTCGTCGTTCTGTATCACTTAAGATACCTACTTTTCTTTGAGCGTTATAAACGCGGATGGACTCTTCCGCCATTTCGATGAACTTCTTGGATCTCTCTTCCGCGCGAGTAATCTCGGTCTTCCAATAGGTAGAGGAGAATCGTTCAACTAACGGCTTAATCTTCATATTTGTGCTCTACCTCGTTGCGACCGCATCTGTGCGATGTACGCTTGTAACTTAATCACACCCTTGTTGAATACTTCGGCTGGCTGCTCCCACTTACTATCAATCAAACGTTCCTTTAGCATATATCTGGTTGCATCTGCTAAATGGTCATTACCTTCGGTATCAACGTCCTCTGGCCTTCGTTTGTCAATCGCCAAACTAGGCAGAGATTCTAATAGTGCAGGACATTGAGTGGTAATATACAACAAGGCAGGCTTTGCCACCAACCGTTGTCTTATCTGCGACCACCCGGATAAACGATCATTATCGGCCGGTCTAAAGTTTGGGTGCTTGTATTTTGCAAACACTGTGTGGAACTGGTCAGCAATACTAGGGCCGCCCTGGTTGTTGAAGATGGAGGGATCTGCTGCGGCATGGACGTTTTCTCCAATGGATGCTGCTGCGATTCGCTCGGCTTGCTG